GAATGCTTACCACCCATCTTAGCTTTTGCTCTAGCTTTAGCTCTAGCCCATTTAGCAGGATCTCTTTTAGTAGCTGTGCCACTAGACTTTTTTTTTCTTACTGCCATTTTAACCCCAATCTGTTTTAACAGTACATCTATAACACCTGCATTGTTTACATATTTCTATAGACCTGTCTTCATTATCTACAGTCTTATTTAAAACTATACCACAATGAGAGTCATGTCCACAGTTTTTACACTTAGGCATTTACTTAACCTTACCACCTCTACGTCTTCTAACAGCACCACCCTTAGATTTGTACTTAGTCTTCTTAGCCATGCCACCAGCCATACGTTTTACAACACCGCCTTTAGACATATATTTAGTTTTTTTTCTTCCTGCCATTTTTCTTCTCCACATAAAGATTGTTAAAAGTAATATTCGGATTCATATAACTATTATCTATTTCTGCTGAATGAATATACTGACTTGGTGCAAAATCTGGTGCGCCTTCTCCAGTAACCCACAAAGCAGGATTTGTAACTCTAACTCTATTATTTGGTAATGCTATTATATTTCCTGTATATTCTCCAGCATCTATAAGTTCTAAAACATGTGACTGTTTATGTTGTGCTGGATCATCAGCTATAGCATTATCTGTATAATCAACTGTAAACATGTATCTTCCTGTATAAAATTCTCCATCTATTTTACAAAGCCAAGGACTTGATGATACTCGATCCATTGCAATAATTGTATGATTTCTTGAAGAGCAGTCCCAAGGTTGGGCTAGGTGAGTTTGCATTTGTTCAGGCCATTCTTCTAATTCAGTATCAGCTATTAAAGCTGTTATTGGCATTCTAGCCCACATTGCGCCACCATGTATATTCTCTTCTTCATCACAGCCAGTAAATACAATATTAAAACTTAAACATCTATCTGGTATTGTATTGACTGCTATTGCTAATGCGTGTAAATATTCTCCTTTATATTCTTGGTGATTATTTGTAAATTCTTTTCTAACCCAACATTTAAAATGTGGTATGTTTGAACTTAGATACATTATATTTAGTTAACACCTCCATCTTTTTCTAGCTTGTCTGAGTCTGCTATTTGGATTCTTAGCAGCCTTTGGAAATTTCTTCATCTGTCCTGCTGATCTAGCACAGTAGCTCTTACGCCTTGATGCTCTCTTACCAGTAGGTTTCTTTTCAGTTACAGCAGTCTTTAGTTTAGAACCGGGATTCTGTCTTCTATATTTAGCAACACCTTTAGCAGTCATGCCAGCACCAGACTTAGTAGGACGTTTCATTCCCCTACCAATCGTAATGCCTTTCATATTACTAGGCTTTCTTTTTTTCTTAGTCTTCGCCATAAGTGTTCCTATATTTCTGTACTAGATAATCACAGTAATCTTGAAACCATACGTGCCAATCTGTGTAGTCTTCTCTATCTGGCTTACGTATACTATGATCTATCTTATCAAGATTACCATAATCCATTAGTACATCTTATTAGAATAGGTAGCTTTACCAAATCCTCGTAAGGCTTTACCACCACCTCTACGAAAGACTACTTTCTTTTTAGGTTTAGCTGATCCACCCATGCTACGTTTAACTACTTTACCGCCAACTTTTTTACTTACTTTACCGCCAACTTTTTTTCTAGACTTTCTTTCTTCTAAAATAGCTTCATAATCTTTTTGATCATCATAAGTATAACCACCTTCAGATCCTTCTCGCATATTAAACATTTCATTTACAAAAAGACTGTCTATTTGCTTATCACTTTTAAAAGCATCTTTTCCACCACGATCTTTAATAAACTTATTTCTTACTCTAGTCTCTACTGGACCAAAAGGGCTAGAAGGTCTAGGAATAGCTTTAACATTTTTATTTAACTCTTCCTGATCTTTAGCTTTAGGTGCTACAAAAGGTTTTTTTTGAGTTATAGGTTTAGCTATAGTTTTCTTTTGAGTTTTAGCTGTAGCTGTTCCTGCATTATTATTTGATTTTTTATTTCTAAGCGTATCACCAACTACTATTGCAGCCATACTTGCTGGAATAATTCCATCTCTTAATTTACCTGTTTTTTTATTTTTATTAAGTGCTAACTTCATCTTTGATTCAGGTTTTTTAGTTAAGTTAGTATTACTACGTTTTGCTGGTACTTTATTATTAGATTTTTTAAAACCTGCTTTTTCATAAAACTCTCTTGTTGTTTTTTCAGGTTTAACTATTTTAGGTTTATCTACTTTAGGTGGTGGTCCTTGTCTACTAGGTGTAGGTGACTTTTTAGATCTAGTTACTTTAGGTGGTGGTCCTTGTCTACTAGGTGTAGGTTTAATTATTTTTCTAGCTTGAGATTCTGATACTTTTTTTAAATTTTTAGGTACACTATTAAGTTTATTAGCTGGTACTTTTCTAAAACCTTTAATACCTGTACGTATAAATTTTTCAACAACTGATGGAGCCATTGCTCTTATTGTTGCATATGCTCCTGATCCTAATATAACTGGAATAAAACCTGCCATAACTACTCTCCTATTGAAACTTTAAAAGACTTACCCTGAGAGTAATCTTCTTCTACAACTACGTCACTCTGTTTGCCTGTAACGCTTGGGCCTTTACGAGCAGCACCATATCCTTGTCCAGTTGGTCTGCCTAATACCTTATCCAAATCTACTGGAGTTGGTATCTGTGATATGGGTCCACCCATTTAACTTCTCCTTTTCTTTCTTTGCTTCTTATTAAGTTTACTTAGTTTTCTTTTTTTCTTTCCGGGTTTCATAATCTGCTGTCTAACAGAACTACGACTAATCATCGTATCCTACACTAACTACTTTACCACCACCCATACGATAGGTAATCTTACCACCATATTTTTTAAATCCCATTTTATTACGAGCATCTTCAGGTAACTTAGATAATCCTTTATTATTCTTTGGTACATTTTTTAAAGGATTTTTAGTAGCAGATTCTCCAGCTATTCCTGTAGTAAAATCATCTTCTATTTTAATAGGTTTTTTTCTTGGTTTTAGTTTTTTTAGTTGTTCCATTTCTTTTTTACTAATTTTTTTACCCATTATACTTCTCCTAACTAGCTGCTTGCGTTATAGTATCTGGACCGCCAGCAGGAGAAGCAGCAACTGCCATATCATCTTGTCTGGTACGTCTTGCTTGATTTCGTAGTGCCAATATAGCATTGTCATACTGTGCTTGCCATACTGGTAGTGTATTCCAATCTTTCATATACATGGTTGCTTCTATCATACAACCTGCAAAGAGAGCATTGTAGCAATACTCACTAAAATAATTCTGTGTTGTTACGCTTGTTCCTGTAGCTGATGCTAGAGGTAGTGGTTGTGATTGTGTTTGTATCTCAACTGTTATTGCTGAAACAGGAGTAGGCACAATCTTTATATTAGAGTTGTCCCTTCTTGTGTAATATCTAGGACTACCTGTAGATGCACTAACAGGCCAATAGTCATTGACATACTCTGATGTTCTTTGTAATAGATTAGTTATAGTTGTACCTGTACTTACAATGTAGTTTACATTACGTACAATACGTACTCTGTCATTTAGTGGTACAGCACCTGCATTACCAGAAGATACTGACACACTTGCATACTCAGTCATACCTTGATCATCTAGATCTTTAACTAAACGAAACTCTGTCTTCTTAACAAATGCAGATACCTGTGCAGAAAACTCAGTAGAATCATTCTCAGTTGTGTTGATCAAGTCTGTTTTTAAGTAAGCAAAATTAGACATACTAGCCTACAAATACGGTTAGTACTGCACCATCACTAGGAGCAGACACACTTACTACACCATACACAGGAACCCCTAACTCTCCCATATAAATATCAATGGGTGAATTGGCAGCAGTTTGAAATTGTATAGCTTTTCCTTCTGCTGTTTTATTGGTTATCTGTCTTTGACCTTTAATGGTATATAATCCAGCAGCCGTAGCTACTGCATGTACTGCTAAAATTCTTGTTGTTGTAGGTCTATTATTTCCTGTACCATTGCTACCTACAGTGGTGTCATCGTCTACATACTTTAAGACTGCATCCCCTGTAGCTATAGCTGCTTTAATATTTGTACTCATGTCTTCTCCTTATAATAATGAGGAAGAGGTTTCCCCCTTCCCCATATATTAATTAACCTGCGCTACCAAAGAACCCACGCCAATCAGAAACACCAAAGCTATAACGCTCTCGTGCCTTGAAACGAAGGTTACCAGTGTCGAAGTCTGGCTCCATCTTAGTTTGAAGAGGAGTACGGTTGAACATCTTAGTACCATTAGGTACGTCAGTCTTGACAAAGTAAGCGTCAGTGTCTGTGAACCTTCGGTTGATGTAGTACCCATCTGGTAGCATACCTAGATGACGAGTAGCATTGATTGCATTCGTATTAGGGTTAGCACCTGCTGCACTCGTTTGAGTGTTACCGGGACTAGATAAAACACGATCTGCAATAGCCCATGAGTCAACTGGGATATGTAGACTTACTGCACTTGCACCAATTAAGATACCACGATCATCAGCAATCTTTTGGATGTTCGTTAGAATGGTTTCAAGTGTAGCCTCTGACAGGTCAGCAGCAGCAGCTAAGTTGCTTTGATTTCCATCAGAGATTGTTGGATGTGAAGCAGAAAAGAATGCAGCCCCATCACCAATGGTATCTGAGAAACCATTGTTGAATAGATTTGCAGCTTTAACCTGCTTAGTGTTAGCCATTGCACGAGCAAGACCTTTAGCACGAAGCTTGGCAAACGTATCATATAGATTGTCTTCCATTGCTTCTTCTGTAATGGCAAATGCCAATGCTACAGTCTCAGCCGTATAACGTGCTACATAACTCTCTTGTGCGTCATCATAAGTAACGGCAGCACCTTCACCTTTAGTTGGGGCAGACCCAAAACCAGTGAATAGTACTTCTTCTTCAAAAGCACGATCTGAGTTTTCAAT